TACCGATTACTTCTTCAAAAGAAACACCAGTTTTAGTGGCAACAAAAGTTAGGCCAATATAATTAATAGATCTATTTGGTTTAATAAAGATATCGGCAATAAATTCATTTGCATCAATAACAGAAGCAGTGTTATTCGTAGAATCACAAATTAATCTATAATCTTCAATACCTCGCTTTGATTGAATATCTCTTAGGAATGGTTCAACAGTTGCTATAAAGTTTCTTCTAGTTGTTTCATCATTAAACTCGAATAATTGATCTTTTGCGACAGTAGAAATTGCCGCTTCAAGGTAGATAAACAATCTACGAACATTAATACGATCAAATGCAGACGATTTTGCAAGTCCTGTCTTATCACCGAATAAAATTATTCCTGCACCTGGGGAGAATATAACTGGATTAATTCTATTTGAATAAAGTCTATCTCTTTGAGTTTTTGAAGGATTGTATGCAAGTTTAACGGCATTTAAAATAGCACCTCTAGAAGTTCCAGCTGGTGAGAACCATGGGAAGGAAACAGAATCAGTTCTAGCGCACAAACCAGCAATATCACCATTCAAGGGAACATATCTAAAAGTATCGGAGAATCTATCATACATGTACTTGTAACCACTATCAAATACTGCAAAAGAAGAAGAAGGAATTGAAGCATAATAACTAATTACATTATCCGTAATTGTGGCGGAATCTTTGAGAACATATCTATTTCCAGAAGATTCTGTTAAGAGTGCAGATCTATATGGAGATATAAATGCCAGGCAATCTTTTCTTTCTTCGGCTACGGATATTAATTTTGAAGCAAGTGCTTGTGCGTTTTCTTTTGCATATCCAGCAGATCCCATGAGTAAGAAGTCTACTGCATATTCATCCGAATTTGAAAGAAGTCCATAACCACTAGACAAATTGGCGAGGGTTGAACTGAGTGATCCTTCTGCAGTTAAATCAGTACCTCCATCATAATTTTTACCATTTTCTAATGTTAGAACATTTGATCCTGTTCCAGCAAAATAAATTCCACTCGCAGATTGATCCCAACCTGTATCTGTTGCTAAAGTAAATCCAGAAGTATATGCGGTAGTAACAATTCCAGACGGTGCAGATCCAGCAAAAATATATCTAGAATTTTCTGCTATGTACTTTCTCCAGTACGAAGTACTTCCAACAGAGAATTCCGCATCAGACGCTTTAGAAAGTGAAAGATGCTTTTCTAATATTGTTCCAGTATTTCCACTAACAGACCCAATATCATCAAATACAACTACGTGAACTTCATCGAATCTTGCTCCTCTTGCTGCAGCAAAGTTTGAGGTTGAGGGTCTATCTGCAAGAGTATTCCAATAAAGTGTAGAATTTGTAAGACTGATTGTTTGTTGATCAAACCAATCTTGTTGAGCGGCATATGTTTTAGTTGTATATGCGGTTAATACACCGCTGGTATGAATACCAAGTGTTCCTCCAGACGCAAAAGAGTAAACTCCTTGTGGTTGATAATCTACTGTAGTCTCTGTTCCAGCTGCAGATACATGACTCAAAACTTTTACTTGGATTGAACTTACACCTATTCCAGTAACTACACCCTTTAAATATCCACCCAAAACAGATGTAGATCCTGAACCAGCAAGAACCGAAGTAATTGCTTGAGTTACTCCACAACCAACTTGAATATCTGTGCTAAGACCACTTAAAATCTGATCTGCTTTCGCATCAATGATTGCAACTTTAACACCATTTGCCCAAGATCCAGGATCTTTAGCACAAACTGTTACCCCAGAAATTACATTTTCGTCATATCCCAAGTTAATGTAGTCTTCATAACTTTTAATCTTTATGCTAGTTGCTGATCCAACAAAAGCATTAGAAATATTTTCATCATCTGATCTAATTACTCTAAGACTACCTCCATATGATAAAAATGAAGAGGCAACTAACCAAGTTTCATACTGCTTATCTGCAAGATAAGGAGTACCAAAATTATTAATTAATTCTTGCTCATTTGAAACCAAAATAGGTTCATTTACTGCACCTTTAGGAAAAGGTGCTACAATAGCTCCTATTTTATTATTTGCAGGACTAACTCTCCCAACGGTTAAATCAACTTCTCTTACTACAATTCCAGGAGATGCTAAATTTAGTGGCATCTTAATTCTCCGTGATATCCAGGATTATACTAAAAATATTTATTAAAAATACTATTTCTATTGGGGAAACACTGCATGAATGTTTACCAATCTGGATATTCCCACTCAACTTTATATCTTTTTTTCTTTTTAGATTCTATAATTCTTTTTATGGTACACTCCTTACACTCATAAGAATATGAAGATGATATAGTGTTATTTTTACGTATTCTATAAAAAGAGTCTGTAAGACCTTTTCTAATACCGCAAGATCTACACTTTCTTTCTGTAAAAAATAAATGATCTAATTCAAATTGATCGTCAAGTTCCATTTACTTATAATCCCACATATAAGACATATCTCCATATTCATCTGTATACCACCTATCACCATCATTATCAACAAAACTTGTCATCTCACTTACACCATCAGATATAAATCCGAATGGAGACATATCTTGTTCTATTTGATTTTTTTGTTCCTCATATATTTTTTTACGAACATCATTATCTGTCATTTCTTTAAAATAATCTTGTGCTACTAGCCAAGAAAAAATAACAAGGCACATTGACAGGTCATCATTACAACCTTCTTCTGCTTCAAAAGAATTGTGTCTTTGTGAAAATGTTGTTAACTCTGAAATAATATCATAATCTACAGTTAATAATTTATCATCCTCCATCAGAGTTTTTAAATTTGAGCATCCCAATTTCTTAACAGAGGAAGTCATTCTAACGCCAAGTTGTGATTTTTTTCCACTAAATCCAGATCCGACTATTTGACCTGCTCTTCCGCGCATAGAACACATTAATATATTATCATACTCTAAATCAAAATGAAGTATGTTTGATACTTGATCACCAATATCATTTACTTCAATCAATACCCAAGAATTATTATATGCTTTTGCTACTTGATTGATAATATTGGGAAATAACATAGGTTTAATTTCATTATTTCTATATTTTGCAACAACTTTATATGGAAATTCTGTAATATCAAATACTATGAATGCAGAATAATCATTGCCAAGTCCTCTTGCAACATCGACTGTCATTAAATAATTATGCTCTTCTTTTTTTTCTTCGTAAATATCTAATCCTGCATTCCTTTTTATCGGATCTTCATAAACAAGATTTTTTAATTTTGCGGCATTAATTAAAGTATTAACCGATCCTAAAAACTCACACTCAAATTCTACTTTAAATTGCTGTTCACTAGTATTATCAATAGTCTGTTGCTTCCATTTTTCATCTCTACCGGGAACTTCTGACCAATGAACGTCTGTTGGAACATAACTATTTTTACCACGTTCTGCATCATGCCACATACGGTAGAAGTGGTTCATACCGCGAGGAGTGGAAACAATAATTACCTTTGTGCTTTGACCAGAAGAAATAGTAGGATAAACAGAGGCAAAGAAGTCATCAGCAATGTGATTCGGGATGAACGCGAATTCGTCCAAAAAGATGACATTATAGGATCCGCCTCGGACAGCAGATGAAGAAGTAGAGTTTGATGAAATTTTTGATCCATTTTCTAATTCAAGTGATCCTTTGTTCCAAGATATAATACCCTGCTGCATCCACTTGGGTAGATTCTCATAGGCAAGTTGCAGTCTTCCAAGAAGATCCCTTGCAGTAGATGCTTTGTTCGCTAGAATGGCAATATTAACATTATCGTTAAAAACTGCGTAGTGGAGCAGGTAGGATACGCAGGTGGTTGATTTGCCAGTCTGCCGTGGCATCTTACAAATATTAAACCTGTTCTCGTGGAAGTTTCTTACAAGTTTCTCTTGAAATGGATACATCTCAAAAGGAACAAGACCGTGATCCAGAGAAACAATCTTAATATAGTTCTTTGCAAAATATACAGGATCTTCTTTACACTTCAAGAACTCTATAATTTGTTCTTCCGTAAATTGAATTTGTGTATTTGCTCTTTTTAGATTAGGATTGCCCAGATAAATGTTGTCACTCATAAAAATTACCTACTAATTTCTTCCCAGTCCATAGAAGCGTGAATATCTGCACCATTAGCATTAGAGGCACATACAATAGAAAGTTCATAAGGTGTTCCAGTTAGTGCATCTCTTTCTAACTGAAACTTAAATAATGCCTCCTTGAGAATATCTACTGATGTTGAACCTTGATTGGAACCATATGTATATCCAGATGCTAGTATTCTTCCACCAGTATAAGTTCCTCCACCAATCTTATATTCAACAGCACTATCAACACCAGCATCAGTCCAAGTTGCACCACTAGATGTTCCAGATGCTCTTACTTGCCAGTTATAAGTTGCATTATTTGTAATGCCTAGAATAGAAAGTG